AGCAAGATCACCGATACCGTTCCAAATGTTTAACTCGCTTGGGCTTTCACTAGCAGTGCCATTTCCATTATTAGCACCTGTGCCTGTTGCCGTAAAATCTACCCCAACTGTGTTTGCACTTGCTCCAATAGCTGTAAAATTAGTACCGCCAATACTAGATATTCGGTAAAAGTGTCCTATTATAAAATTACCCGCTGTAATATTAACGTCGAATGTCATGCGAACAAAATAGGCGGGGCGAACAACTGCCGCTAAGGTTTCGTTCCGCATGGCAGTGCTTAAAGTTCTACTCATAACGCTTCCTCGCAAGAAAAAGAAAACCCATAAATACTAGCTTCATTAATTGACCAACCTACGTCATTAGATGACATTCGCCAAATGCTTTTTGGAAGATTGTATTTAACTGCTCTAGATGAGGTCACTGCTGATCGCAATGGGGGTTGAAAATTTAGTGTGGTTGCACCTGCGGCCTTGTCTGATGTAACGCAATACAAATAACTATTTAACTCAAAATATGTTCCTGCCGCTACTGCCGCTGTGCCTGAACCTAACGTAAATGATTCTGACCTAATAGCCGCACTACTTACGGTGTTATTAGAAAGCGTACTTGTCTCTATCGGGTTGCCGAATGTAAACGTGCCTTCGCGCCCCTTCAAACCGACTATAAAACCTTGTACAGATCGTGACTCAGCAGGACTCAATGGCGGCAGACTAACTTCAGCTTCCCACCTCGCCCCTTGATGAGCGTATACCTGAGTGTCTAAAGTAAAAGGAGATTCTACTACAGCCACGACTCTTTTAAGCCGCATAGACATATTCTGTATTCCAACATTTGGAAAAGCTAAAGGCATTATGCGCCTCCCATTGCTTTAGAGAAATTACCACCGCGCAATCGTGCATCAGCAACAGCACCTTTAGCGGCATTAGCTATCTGAGGCATTAGCTGAACTATCTCAGCCCTTACAGTGGATTGTATGCCTGTCGTTACGTTAATAGTTTGATTAACAGTTACACCGCCACCACCACCGCCACCCATCTTATTGTTGGGGATGATGTTGCCACCCGCGTTAGGTACGAACAACTCAGGACCACGCTCTCCTACAAGATAAGGTTGACTGTTTTGCACTGGGCCACCTAATGCCTTTGGAAGAGCCGGAGTACTTACAGGTCTAGCGCCAGGAAACATCATGTCGAATAAAGGCTGAACAATCATGTATTGAATAAACATTTTAAGCAAAGCGTCAACGACAGTTTTAGCCATATCTTTCATTGCTGTACCGAAACTTTTTGCTCCGGTAATCATGTCAGTAAACCCTTGAGTCATCGCATCAATCGAGCCTGTGACCAAACCTTCCATTGACTTGTCAAAATCAAAAACATTGTCTTTTACTTTTCCAAAAGCATCGCCAACTTTATCTTTAAAATCTAATGCGCTAGATGTTAATTTATCAAACCAATTTCTTTCGCCTAATGAAGTAATTTCATCGATTACTGGTTTAACTGCGTCACCGACTACACCAATAGTGTCTTTTACTTTTAACAATTCTGCAATTAATGCTGAAAAATCGAAAGGTATAAACTTTCCTTCTGTACCTGCAATCTTGTTTTGTAGTGCCGCGATTTCAGCTTCAAATTGTGCGGCTTGATCATCTGAAAATAGATTAATGTCTTCGATCGGTGTTCTAAACAAATCGTTTAAGGCTTTTTTATCAGCCTCCATTTCATCTGTTGGAAAAAAGTTTCTGTATATTTGCCTAATTTCATGTGCCATTTCACCAAACGCATTCATCATCTGCTGTATAACTTGAAGAACAGAAACCAGACCGCCAACAATAGATTTTGCAATAACTTCGCCAATGTTTTGCACATCACCGTCAGCCGCTTTTAATCCTAAATCAACTAATGATTGAGAAATTTGATCTATTGCGGGAGCGAATGCGGCAACGGCTTGACGGCTAAACCCAACAAACAACTTCTTTAAGCGATTCATTGAATCATTAGCCGCTTCTACACCGTTTACAGCGTCCTCAGAAAGCACAAGACCAAGCATTTCTGCGTCTTTAAACATTGCTTTCAAACCTTCCGACCCTGCACCCAACGTATTTACAAGGGCAACACCTTCAGAGTCGAACAGCTTCATTGCAAGTCGAACTTTATCAGCAGGGGTTTCTACGCTTTCAAACGCTTTAGATAAAGCAAGCACCTGATCTTCCAAAGGCATTTTAAGCAGTTCTTTGGCATTTATATTCAGCTCTTTTAACGCGCCTTTAGCTTCGCCTGTCCCTCTAGCCGCCTCTGCCGCCCTACGAGTAAAGCGTTGCATTGCCATACCCATCGTCTCAGCAGATACGCCTGTTTGCTCTGCGGCAAACTGAAGCTTAGAGAGTGACCCTGCGGTTGTACCAATCTTCGATGCCATTTTTCCAAGCGAATCGATTGATTTCATCGTTTTAATGGTTATAGCAAGGAATGCCGCACCAAAAGCAAGGGCAAACCCTGCCGCCATTTTTGCCAAACCAGAGATAGCGGTTTTTAAACCATTAAACGCTTTAGATGCGGCGGCTGATAAATTAGGGAATCGGTTTTTTAGCTTGTCAACGGCTTTAGTGACTTTAGCAAAATTGGCTTTTACTTTAGCAAACATTGCCTCAGTATTATCTAGTCCCGCGATTGCTATTACAATAGGTTTCATCATTCACTTTTACCAGATAATTTATGATAGGCAACCCACTCGTTTAAGTGAGTGATAGGCGTTTGCTCTGCCTCTTCTATGCTCATGTGCAAGCGATCAGCCAAAGACAACATTGTCATCCTTGAGTGATCGCTTTTTAGTTTTTTTCGTGTGCCTCCACCGATTCAATGTCACTGAACATTTGATTAGCAATCTCTGATATGACGTTTGTTTCTTCGCCCATCAAATCCATACGATCTTCACCAGAATTAAATAACTTCTGATCATTCTCGTCGATTGCTTTCATTACAATCAAATCAACCATTGCACCAATAGTGGTGTTTTGCAAAAAATTAGGGTGCTTCTTCTGTAATACGTCTAAATCGTAGCAAGTAATGCTTCTACAATACATCTTAAACGCTCCAGTTTCATCACCCCACGCAGGGACTAAAACTTCTCTAGACTCTACTGTTCTTCTGTTTCTTAACTCTTTAGCTAATCCCATGGTTTAATTCCCCTTTATTATACTTGAGCTTCGACAACGGCTCCGGAACACTGGATAGTAAAACTAGCTTCTACCATACCGTCAAACGCGCCAGTGATTGATCTGCTTGTTACTATACCGCCACCAGTAAAGAATGTCTCGCCAGATCCGGCACCAGTTGGATATACTTCGAAATCAATATCCGTACCTTCATCTAGGATTAGTTGCTGTGCATCAGCCTCATCCCAGTATACATCTAGTGATACAGTGTTAGTTTTTAAGCCTTGCTTGTAAGTACGAACAACCGTACCCATTACAGAGTCTTCAATAGTGTCTGCTGAACCTTCAAAAGTAAATGAACGAACTGCGCCAACCACCGCGACTGTCGTACCCGATACTTGCATTTTTACTACACCTGATGCGCCTGTTTTAGTCGCCATGATTTATCTACCTTATGTTTAAGTTAAGTTGTTCCGCGAGTATATTGATACACAACGCGAACTGTAATAATAACCCCACCAATGGGGTCAATAGAACCTTCGTCAATCTCAACACCGACAACCTGAGTATCAAGGGCTGAATTACCCCTACCTCTGTCAACGTCAAGCCCCTCTTCAATAGCTTCAATAATGTTGTTTCTTGCTTGATCTATTAACGCGCCTTTAACAAAACAAATTAGCTCATAATTGATCGTGCCCATTCTCTGAGTTAATGCTCCACCGATCGAACTGTCTTCTCTTGTTTCGTCTGCGCTTCTTACTAGAATAGCAGGATATTGAGCGTTTGATAGCTTGTTAAAATCGAAAGGTTCTCTTGTAACATACTTTATCGCGACAGGAGAAGTTATCTGCTGAAGCGTCGAAACGATGTTGTTTGCAATGCTTTCTCTAACACTCATTTCAAATTCCTTTCAAAAACTGATACTAATTTCTTTCTTTCATTTCTACTAAACCCAAAGAACGGCCTTTTTTCATTGTTCATTGCGGCCTTTTTTGCCTCTGTTCCTCTTGTAAAGAAAATTTCCGCTTCTTTGTGGTTAGATACAACGCTCATACTGCCTAACATTCGCCCTGTAAACTCAAGGTTTGGCTTTGTTCCTCTACCTCTAGACGATCTAAACGCGGCATATTGCGCGTTATACTTTTTAAACATAGAGCCTTTGAAGCTACGACCCTTTGCCGTCCTATCTTCTATCATATTTACACCGGCTAATCCGGTTCTTAAGAGAGCGAGCTTGGTACTTGCCTTTAGCTGTTTTCCTCTCTTTCCTACAATCTTCGCAATAGAATCGAAATTTGTAGTCATTTTAATTAACATTATCGGTTTAACCTATTAACGCCAATAAACTCTTTCTCTAAATCCGTGACCGTTCCATCACCGTCCAGATCATATTCAATACCATCGCCATATACAGCTTCCATTTCTTCGCCATATCTAGCCTTATAAAAATCAATCATTTCTAAAAATCGGTCATTATCGACCCAATTAGTTAGCTTTGGTAAAACATACATCCATAAAACAAGGAAAGATGCCGCTTGTGTAAATTGCGCATCCGTAAGCTTGTTGTTATCCATTTCTTCAGTGTCACCGGATCTGCGCTTTCGAGGCCACCACTTAATCCGCAAATCGCGTTCAATATCAGCCTGTGCTTTTGGGTGCTCATTACTAAATGAAGTAATACCTAACTGTAATATGTCAGGGACTAATTTTACTAAATCAGCGTCAGACGAAAATGCCATATTAACCTCAATTAAAAAGCCCCACCCCCGAAAGGATGAGGCTAGTTTCAATTACCCAAGTAAAAGGGCTGTATGCTCTGGCTTGATGTTTTTAACACCCCAAGCTAGACCAACTTCATAACGCACTTTGCGATAGCCTTTATACATGGCAAATTCCATGCTTAGACCAGAACGCGGATCAGTGATAACAATCACATCTTCAGCCATATCGCCTTCAGACGGACGCGCAGGAGCACGAGCCGCCAACACTAGAGCAGAGCGATTAAACGCCATGTTTCTAGAACCTGCGGCATCTCCCGCTATAGCTTTAGTAGCACTTTGAGCTTGTTGCAATCCTGGAGCCGCAATAACTACTGTTCCAGTTGCTCCTCCCGCAATATCAACGGCTGTAGCTACAACATACTTACGAGAATCATCTGCGAAAGTAAGGATATCACCTGCATCAGCAGAGAAAGCTCCACCACCTGCGACAGTAACACCGATAGAAGTTGAGCCAATAGCTTCTGCGCCTGTAACTGTACAGCCGGTTTGAGCTTGAGCCGCTTGGTCAACAATCTGAGCTGATTCACGAATAGGCATTCCGTTAATATCTAACAATACACCTTGACGCAAGATTGAAGCACTACCTGCCGCATCAACATTAGCTTGTAAGCCAAGAAGATTAACGCCCGCTGTAGTATTAATGACAAGTTGGTTGTCAGTTAAAGGAGCACCGTTATCTTTAAGAATCTTCAGCGCGTTAGAAGCGTCAGTATAGTTTCCCGCTGTTCCAAACGGAGTTGTACCAGAAGCACCTGCCGCACGAGAGAAAGACGCTTGCAAGGCACACAGATCGATTTCTACTTCATTGGTTACAGAACGAATAGCTTGAGCGATCTTGTTTGCTCTTACGTTTCCGTATCCGATGCCAGTGTCAAGAATCTTCTGCTCGTCACCAATAAATCCAAACTCAGCCGCACGAGATTTAGTGATTACAATATCGGTTGACCCTGAAGTCTGGTCAGTAGGGTTTGGAATTGTCATAGCAGGAGTAATGTCAGACACGTTTCCTGCGGGTTCAACGTCAACGCGGATCTTTTGGTTTAGACCTGCGCGCTCTGCGGAGCTGTTCATTGTTACAGCCGGAATCATTCCAGTAAGTTCGCGTGAAACTATATCTAGTGCTTCATAAATGTCGGGCATTAATTGCGCGATGTTGTTAGCCATTTTATATAATCCTTAAAATTATGTGATTGTGCCACCGCCTCTGATAAATTCAGAACGCTTTAGTGGGTTAAGTTGTTCAAATTCTGCACGACTTTTGGTTTTACCCGACACATCGTTAATGCCACCAGTTTTACCCTGCGATCCAGACCCGCCTTGTGAGGCGCGAACATGATGCGGATTCCCTGTTAAAAACTCAGTTACCATCTCGTTGACAGAAAACAGATCACCTTTATCATTGTATCGAGGTGAACCACTACCATCAAGCACTTCAACTGTACCGTCATCAGACAGCCTAGTGAAAGATTTTAGCAACATTGACACTTGATCTGGATTGACTGCGTTGTTTTGGCTTGCCGCATTTACTAAAGCCCCATCAACTAGGGTTTGCTGTAGCTTGCCTTTGTACGCTTGTATTTCCAAATCCTTCTTTTCGACAGTCTTCTTTAAGATGCTATCAAACTCGCCTCGCTCTTTCTGACGCTCGATTTCAGCCGCTTCTCGCTTTTCAATTAGGTCTCTGGCGTCATCTAAATCGATACCGGCTACCTTTTTTTCAAACTTGCGCTGTTCTCTTGCTATTCTATCAGCAACGATTCTGTCTAATTCGTCTTGTGAAAACGTCTTTTCCTGTGTTTGTATTGCCGCTGTTTCAGTCTCAGCTTCTGTTCCCATGGTTTCTTCGCTCATGTCGCGTGCCTCATAAAGAGTAGTTAGTTAATTGTCAGTGTATCATAATTGCTTACTTCTTAGACTTTTTCTTCTTTTTCTTCTTTTTACCGTATCCGATACCTTTTGGCATGATGCTTCCTCTTAAAATTGACCTCTAAACCTATGACGGCAATTATAACCGCCCCTTACAACGAACGGATTACCGCTGATCTTTCCCGCCCACGTATCGCTGTTCCATATTTCTTCAATCTCTTCTTTAGTATAAACCTTTCCTACGTGCTTTTCGCAGAACGGCCTTGTCGCTGAATCATCTGGTCCTTGATACTTGAACGTCTTTGCCCCTGCATCAATCGCCATTTTTGTATTAATTGTAGCATCGAACTGCATTAAGGAGTCATGCAACCCTTGACTAGCGTATTTCTTCAGTCCAGTGTCGATAGTAGCTTTAATCACAGCAACGCTTTCAGCAAAAGAAACGCCTGTCAGCGTGTTGTTGTATACCTCTTTAGATATTACATCTAAGTATTGCTGACCAATATCTTCAAAACCTTTAAAGCTCAAGCTCTGCAACTGCCTGATTACAGCAGGGTCTAATTTAGCAAACTCAGTGTATTGGCTCAACATGCTTAAAGCGTTAGCCGCCACACCTTTGTATTCACGAATAATCTTATCAATAGCTACAAGATAATCTTTTTCAATCGCTTGCCTTAAAACTACCCTAGCCTGTATAGCCCACTGCAAATCAAACAGCCTACCATCCTTCAGGGGAGCAGACGCCATGATGGTTGCAATGTTCTTTTCAAGCTCAATTAGAGCTTTCGCCAGTTTTGCCTGATGTGTCTCTGCAAGAGCAACAAGCTTCTTTAGCTGATCTATGTCAGCCGCCATTAGACTTCAACTGTTTCTTCGTCAGCGTCTGCTTCATCATCAAACTGACCAAGGGTTTGTGTCGTAGCCTCTATTTCCAAGTGCGCCTTAGCAAGCAATTCGTCATCGAGGATTAGATCGCTTATCTTCTTATCAATCTCTTGCGCTAACGTGATGGATTGCACCCCACTAGACCTTAATTGCTGTAAGAAAGTAAGCTCTTTATCGTAATCCCTTAGATCAAACGCATCAGGATAAAACACTTCAACGTCTGGCGTTATTTCTTGCCACTCGCAGAATAAACCCCAAAGTTGCTCTTCTGTAAGCTCAAGGATATCTGCTTTCTCTGACAGTTTAGCGTTCAGCATTTGAAATTCTGTCTGCATGGCTACGCCCGATTGAGTAATAGCCTGAGTGCCGCGTACTGCTCCCATGTGACTCATACGGTTAATCGATTCAACTTTATCGGTAATAGCGTTGCGTACAGCGTCAAGATTAGCGCCACTTGGTTGCATCTGAAACGGCTTTAATGAAGCATCCATATCATCAGGCATATTAATGACTGAACCGGCTCCCGCGCTTGCGTCTGTTGCGTGAGTCTTAACTAACGTAGGATGGTTAGATATTCTTATCAACTGTTCAATTTCAGATAGCTCCTGATAGACAGCTTTTTGCATATAAGCCGCATCAGATAAATCGCTTATACCTACCCCCCTTTCGACCGACCTATTAGCCGGAAGGAAAACCGCAGGAATTGCTCCTAACGGATTAATCTCTTGCTCAAGTAGCGTAGATTTACCGTCAGACACTTGCCACAAAGAGATAAATTCTTTATCCCATACCCTGTAATATACCTCTTCCTCCATATCGTCAAGCTCGATAACAGATTCTATAACCTTAAGGTATGCAAGCTCAAATCGACCGCTTGGGGTGCGCTCATACCGCCAATCAGCAACATTCTCTGGTGTGAACATCGTCATGTACGGTCTGATTTCTTGAGCCATTTCTTCAGCCTTAGTTCCGGCATTCGATTTAGGCTTATCCATCATTAACCATACGTGACCATATACGCTAGACCAAACTTGAGCCTCACGCATAAACGCATTAAAACTTCTTCCGTCAAGGTCGCAGTCATTTAAGAAAGGTTCAAG